GGGGACGAAACCACGACTGCCACGTACAACAACTGGTACAAGAACGTATATGTACCCGGCAGCAGTGCCAGCAGCTCCGGCACCGGCAGCGGGACCTGAGGAGGATATAGCATGATTGAAAAAGTCGTAAAAGTCGGGGATCAGGAAGTAAAATTCCGCTCCTCCGCATCTGTGCCCAGACTGTACCGTACTAAGTTTGGCCGGGATATCTTTCGTGACCTGAACAAGCTGGAGCAGTCCTTTCAGGAAAAATCCGGTGAAAACGGCAGCCGCATGGAAGTGGATGACCTGGAGATCTTCGAGAACGTGGCCTACATTATGGCATATCATGCAGACCCAACCATACCCGGCACCATTGACGAATGGCTGGACCAGTTTGACATGTTCTCCATCTATGAGATTCTGCCGGAAATCCTGGAGCTGTGGGGCAAAAACCTGAAGACAGACGTTACACCCAATAAAAAAAACGTCAGACCCCGGACCGTGAAATAACCACGGCCCTCTTTCTCCTCAGATGTATGGAGATCGGGATTTCCATCCGGGATCTCGATCTCCTTACCATCGGTATGGTATTGGACATCTGGACGGAGAAAGGGAATGACGGAGAGAACACTGAAAGAGGCAGTTCTATTGTCCGAGAAGCAAATCAGATAGATTTTGACCGATTTTAATTGTCACAAAGAAGAACCTTCATAGATTGAACATTATGAACGGCATAGCTTGCTTAGAAGGTTCCTGTACCGCCAACTAACGCTTCCGCTGTAATTCCCATTGAGGAAAGCAGACTAAGAACTTTAGGTTCAACATCGTACTCATAAAAGGACTGCTCATCACCATTACCTTCTGCAGGATCAATTAAGTACATTTCAGGGACATGGTATGAGATCTTATAACCATGCTCATAAGAATCCCATTGAACATCAACTTCCATATTTGTAACACCGTCATCATATGTGTCATCATGATGGTTTTTCTTTATGTAGGTAAAAGGAATTGAAAAATGATAACTGTCGTTTTTTTTCAATGATTCCAGATATTCATCTTCATTCTGATACATATTTCTACCTCCGAATGATACTTGATGTTTTGTTTCGTCAATGTGGGCGTAGCAGGTTTTTACTGATTGTGATCAATATAAATATGTTTTCTGTCATCCCTATAAATAAATCGTGTCTAGTATTACCTGTATTATTCAAATTGTCAACGCAATTTGATTTGGATTAATGTTTTTCCATAACACATAACAAGAACAATATTGAACTCATGCATTCTTTTCCAAGAATGACAGCAGGCCCTCTTTATAATAAATTGTGCGCAATTTTTCTACGGCTTTCAAAGACAAAGCACCAGTATGAGCACTGTCTTTTCTTAGAACATTGATAGCATTTAACTGAGACAGTTTTTTTGAATACGGCGAAATATTAAAATCGGTTATCAAACCAATTATTTGGCCAAGCATTTTTGTATCTTTTGAAATCCAATCGCTTAATGCGATTCGCAACTGAAGTTCCAATACTTTACAATACTCAAGAACAATACAGGCAAAATCAATTTCTGAATCTTTGTTCATTATGTAGAGAACTTCTGCAGTGGTGAGAAAATGCAGGGCTTTTCCATTCAAATGTTGATACTCACTGGACAAACGTTTATTTATTTCATCCATCAAATGTTGATTTTCAGCTGCTTTCGCTTCAAGTTCTACAATAATACTATTAATTTTGTTTTCAAATAGTTGCCAATCGTTTATGTTATCCAAATCATAATTACTGGAGCTATCTTGAACCTTGATAAGCCTCATTACAAGTTCTTTTGACAATTGCATCTGTGTTGCAGCTTTTTGTTTGGCTTCTACCAATTCTTGTTTGACTCTATCTACTTCATCCCTGGTGATATTGATTGTTTCTATTGTATTCTCAAGGAAAGACCAATCACTATGATCAGGAAGAACATCCTTGGCAATTTCTAAATAGACCTTTGCATTGGTGTTGTCTCCCTGCCTGATATAAAGGTTGATAATATGCGATAATAAATCGTGATAGCAAGTGTTTATGGTAGTTTGAGAAGTAACCGATATTCTTTCAATATCTTCTTTATCCATAAACCTATGATTCGGACTGGAATCGATCAGAAATTTCAAGCCTTTTTTATAGTATTCTATTGCATCCTCATAATTCTGCTGCTCATACATGATGTCAGCGACCATCGTATAATTTAACTCATCTTGATGGAGGAACAGTGCTTTTTTGGCCCAAACAAGTGCCTCATCATAATTATGTAGTTTGTATAGACATCGACTATACATATAATATGTGGTATCGCATGGCTTGGTTTTTACTGATTGATAGCAGAGATCTTTCCCCGATTCATTACCAGTTGCAACCAAAGCAGTTCCATAAAAGCATTGTATATTTGCCTGTGTCTGTACGTCAGAAGCATCAAAGTATTGTTGTGCTAATTCACCATACTCTATCACTTTATTATATTTCTCAAGAGAATAGCAGACCATACACATTAGGTTGTATAGATTAATTTTCAAAGGTTCTGCTTTGTTGCGGGGGCATTTATCCATTGCTCCGGTCAAAATAGCATACGCTGAAACAGCATCTCCAAATAGCATAAAAAGTATTTGTGCACTTTGTAAAGCAGCAAATAGATATGCATAAATATTGGGCTTTAACGTGCTGACTAATTTAAATAGGAAATCGCAGATAATGTCGTGATATGCCCCAACCTCTTTCTGAAAGCTTAATTGATTTTGCAGTATCTCCAGACCTTCGACTAGTTTTCCTAATTGTACGGTGTTCTTTATTGATAACATATCTACATAAGACAAAGCTTTTTTAAAATCCAGTAAATAAGCATTAGACATTATACACATTAACCGGGCCATTTGATTTGTTTTATCCGCATTAAGCCCTAGCTCAGCATAATTCGCTGCTTGCGTCAAGTGCGAATCTTCAATAGATGTAGATCCGGAAAAATGATACATGATAAGCTCTGCAGAAGACATGTTAATAAGGACGCCAGATTCGTGTTCATAATGATAGTTGACGTGTAGTATTCTTTCTCCTATGTGGATTACTTCTTCATATATTTCTGATAAATCCATATTGCCTGGATTGCATTCACTTAGCTTTTTTAAGCAATTATTCTGTTTATAAAATAATGTATCAGCCTCTTTTGCGCTTATGCTCTCATCTTGGATATTAATCAGATTAGGCAGATATTTTGAAAGAATAGCAGATATAGAACGGGAATAATCATGTTCTTCATTTTCATTAGAAACTCTTCCGTTCTTATCAATAAAGAATAGAACGCCACAGTCATCTATTATTTCTATGCATACATATATTGTTTCTTCTTCAAGAGTTTGAATATCAGTTTTTCCCAAGATACCAAATATGTTATAAATATTTTTTCCTTCCTGGGGACTAAGTGACGCTGAAATAAAGTTCCCTTGCTTATCTGAAACCCGTTGGAAACTGTAGCGTTTCCCTTTTAGCGCTCCGCAATCAATAGTGTCGCCTTTGTTCGCATCAAGAAGAGCTGCCTTTGCTGTTAGAGTATACATAGTTGAATAATTCGGAATACTGCGATAGTGATCAATTTTTCCTAGTATTTTTTCTTGATTCACAAATAGAACATCACCTGTCAGCATCTTTCTGGGTTCTAATTGTTTCTCAATAGAAGTCATGAGCCGATTAAACTTGTTCTCCAATTTGTTTGATACTGGCCTTCCTTTGCTATCTATCCATACCAAATGAATAGATGGGCCAACCTTTTCTGCAAAGACATAATAGATGGGGTTATTGAATCCCTGTATATACTCTAGCGTACCAATTACATCGATAGAGTAGCCAAGGGGGTAATTGTCATAATCTGGATCAAAATGCAATGAGGAATTAAACAATTCAGTAAACCTATAACGTTGACGATCAAATAGGCATTCTACAGCTATTTTTCTATCACTAATCGATACGGCTTTTTTAACTAAAGATAGATCATATCGTGAATACTCGTTTGGTTGTCCCGTTCTAATCCTGTTTTCCATAAAGCACCTCTTAGCAAGTTAGTATTGCTTTTATCCACGGACACAGACATAGATGCGGTGTACATCATGGCACACCATACAGAGCCTACCATTCTGATAACGATCATCAAATATACTAAGAATTCTTCCTTGTCCTTCAGGAATATTACTTGTTTCCTTTCAGTATGTCCAGGCACTTCTTCGCCATGGACGGATCAGCCTGACAGAGACGAAGGGTTTCCATCAGATCACTGTTCTGCTGGACTGAATGGATAAGCGAGTTTATATCCATATCGGATATGATCGGTTAATCCTGGTCGATCACATCCGTTACCGGTACACCGTATGCCTCCGCACATTTTTGTGCCATGGCCTCCGTCACTTTTTGTTTTCTGTTCTCGAGTTTGCTAAGGTAAACACGGTGGATCCCGATTCGTTGCGCAGCCTGCTCCTGTGTCAATTTTTTCTGCAGTCTAAGTGCTCGTAGATGATTTGTTTGATGCGCATCACTCTTTTGGGGGATGTAAGAACCGCGATATTCGCTCTTGCCACGTATATAATCGACGGACACGCCGTAAAATGTAGCCAGACGTTCAGCTGCTGCTATTCCGGGAATAGCTCGGCCTGTTTCATAGTTACTGACTGCTGATTGGCTGAGACCAGTTTTTTCCGCAACTTCAGTCATGCTCAAAAATCCCTCGACTCGGAGCTGACGCAAATGGTTGTGTTCGTCTTTTGGATTGCACGCCCCGATGGAGCTCAACCTGCTTGCATAATCCTGGTTCATTTGTCTTTTCAGCTCCTCCGGTGAAACCTGATAAAACTCAGCAAGTTTTGTAATGATCTGTTGATTTGCCCGTCTGGTGCCGGTTTCATAATTCGCAAGTGAATTGGGCCATATTTCCAAAAGTGCTGCGGCCTCTTTCAAGGTAAGCCCGCGCTGCGTACGCAGCTGTCTGAGGTAGCTGTCTCCTGACGAAGTCTCTGTCACTGGCTTCTCCGAATCTTCATTTTTCCGATCCGTGGCCTCGCATATGCAGGAAACCGGGATGTTATAGATGGACGCGAGTTTCCTGGCAGAAGCATACAGAACGCTCTGCGTTCCACTCTCGTAGTCGCAGAGGGTATCAGATTGTATCTTTGTCATACAGGCAACCTCATGCACTGTCCACCCAGAGCAGTAGCGTAAGACCATCAACCGCTCTGGTACAGTCAGTTTACTTTTAATCAGATGGAGAAAATCCTGCCTATCCATGTTCCTTTTGTCGGTGAGGCCAATGATATAGAGACAGGACACATCAAACAGATCACATAGTATTCTGGCTTCATTTGGCTTCGGTACCTTTGTACCTTTTTCAAAGGACCTGATGCGATTCGCACTGAGATTGGTTTTCAGTGCAATTTTTTCGTGAGTCCACCCGTGCTCTTCTCTCAATGTTTTCAGACGCCGACTCACACTGATTTCCATAATGCAAAAAGACCTCCGAATTTCATGAAAAAAGAGACCACAGCAAACCTGCAGCGCAAAGCAATGTATGTGGTTTGATATGGCCCCATCGTGAAAAAAATACATGGTTTACACTTTGGCGTCAAGTAGCAATCCATGAAAAAATGAATGATTTTCCTACTCTTGCACAGAAAGGAGGCGGTGATGTTTGGCCAACCGCATAAAGGGAATTACTGTCGAGATTGACGGCAGCACTACAGGTCTTGAAAAAGCCCTGAAAACAGTCAATGGAACCATCCGGGATACACAGTCGCAGCTGAAGGACGTGCAGAAGCTGCTGAAGCTGGATCCCAGCAATACGGAATTGCTCTCTCAAAAGCAGCGCCTCCTGAAAGATGCCATCTCCGAAACAAAAGAGAAGCTGGATACACTGAAAACCGCCCAGGAACAGGCAAAGCAGCAGCTGGAAGCAGGCACCCTGGGGCAGGACAAGTACGATGCCCTGCAGCGGGAAATCGAAGAGACGGAACAGTCCCTGAAAAACCTGGAATCTCAGGTCAGCGATACCTATGCTGCTCTTGAACAGCTGGACACGGTCGGCAAGGGTATGAAGGACTTCGGTGACAATCTGGGTCAGACAGGCAAGAATCTCACCACCCATGTAACGGCACCGATTCTGGGCATTGGCGCTGCGGCAGTGAAGACGACCGCGGATTTCGATGCACAGATGTCCAAGGTGAGGGCAATTTCTGGAGCATCCGGAGATGACTTCGATCGGCTACGCGAAAAAGCCCGGGAGATGGGCGCAAAAACGAAGTTTTCTGCTTCAGAAGCAGGATCCGCTTTTGAGTATATGGCCATGGCCGGATGGAAAACGGAAGATATGCTTTCCGGTATTGAGGGCATCATGAACCTGGCTGCGGCATCCGGCGAAGACCTGGCGCTGACATCCGACATCGTGACCGATGCGCTCACGGCATTTGGTCTTTCCGCAGAAGACTCCAGTCACTTTGCGGATATCCTCGCCGCTGCCAGTTCCAATGCCAACACGAATGTAGCCATGATGGGCGAAACCTTCAAATATGCCGCGCCTGTGGCCGGCGCCCTCGGTTACAGCGCAGAAGATACCGCTCTCGCCATCGGCCTTATGGCCAACGCAGGCATTAAGAGCTCTCAGGCAGGTACCGCCATCCGGTCCGGTCTGACACGCCTGGTGAAACCCACCAAGCAGGTGCGGGAGGCCATGGAGAAATACGGTATCTCCATCACGGACGGAAACGGCAAAATGTATTCCATGCGTGAGATGATGCTCCAGCTCCGGGAAAAACTGGGTGGACTGGACGAAGCAGAACAGGGTGCTGCCGCCGCAGCCATCTTTGGCACAAACGCCATGTCCGGATGGCTGGCCATTGTGAACGGCAGTGACAAGGATTTTGACAAGCTTTCAAAGGCCATCGACAACTGTGACGGTACAGCACTGGAAATGGCTGAAATCATGCAGGATAACCTGACCGGCAAGCTCACCATTCTGAAATCTCAGTTGGAAGAGCTTGCTATTTCTTTTGGCGATATCCTCATGCCCACGATAAATAAAATCGTGGAGGCAGTGCAGGCCTTTGTGGACAAACTGAATTCCATGTCAGATGCTCAGCGGGAAACCATCGTGAAAATAGCAGCATTGGCCGCATCCCTAGGACCGCTTCTTCTGGTTCTGGGAAAAGTCCTGTCTGTCACGGGTTCCTCTCTCAGTGGATTTGCCAAACTGGGAAAGGGGATCATGGGCCTTACCAGTAAGGTAACGTCCGCCGGGGGCGTATTTGGCGTGCTGAAAAGCGCGATCGCAGCCATTACGAGTCCGGTGGGACTGGTGGTTGCAGCCATCGCTGTACTGGTCGCTGCTTTCGTGCATCTCTGGCAGACAAATGAAGCATTCTGCGCAAAGGTCACCGAAATATGGAATCACGTAAAGGATATCTTCTCCGGTTTTGTGGAAAGTATCCGGGAACGCCTGCAGGCTATGGGCATCAACTTCACATCCGTTTCCGAAACCATACGCGCGATATGGGACGGACTATGTCAGATACTGGCTCCGGTTTTGATTGCCGCCTTTGAGTATATCTCCAATGCACTGGAGACAGCGCTGAATGTCCTGATCGGCGTCTTTGATTTCTTTGCCGGTCTGTTTTCCGGAAACTGGGACCAGGTATGGCAGGGAATCCAGACTGTGTTTACATCGGTCTGGGACGGTATCAAGCGCTATTTTGAAATTGTACTCAACGGCATCAAGGGTGTCATGGATGCGGTGCTCGGTCTGTTCGGTACTGACTGGCAAACGGTATGGACTTCAGTGAAAACCTTCTTCCAGGATACATGGAATAGCATACAGACGTTTTTCAGTACCGCATGGGAAAATATCAAGGCCGTGGCCTTAACTGGCATGACTCTGATCCATGATGCCATTACCAGTGCACTGGATACCATTTCCGGCGTGTTCACTTCTGTCTGGGATGCCATTTCCACGACGGTCCAGACAGCCATGGATACTATTCGGACAGGCCTGACGACAGCCTGGGAAACGGTGAAAACGAATGTATCCCAGACCATGGAGACACTGAAAACCAATCTCACTACGGCATGGGAAGACCTGAAAACCTCTGTATCCACCACTGCCACGGTTCTGAAAACAAGCGTCGTCATGGCTTGGGAGAGTCTGAAAACCAGTGTTTCGGGTGCAATGACAACGCTGAAGACTTCGCTGACAACCGCTTGGGAAACCCTGAAGACGAATATCATCAACAAAGCAGACAATATAAAATCCACGGTCAGTACAGCATGGGAAAGCCTGAAGCGAAGCGTCAGCCAGACGGTGACGAATCTGAAGACTTCCGTTGTCACATCCTGGGAGAGCCTGAAGACAAGTGTGAGCAATACGGTTACCCAGATGAAATCCACAATCAAAACGGTATGGGAGAATGTGAAGACTTCCGTAACCGGCACCGTGGATAAGCTGAAGGGA